GATAAAACTAAAGAAAATTCTTTTGTTAAACGAAATGAAAGAAATGTTTTGCTTGCTGAAACCGATTGGATGGCTAATTCAGATGTAACTATGTCAGATGCATGGAAAACATATCGGCAAGCTTTGCGTGATTTTCCCGCACAATCAGGTTTTCCTGACTTAGATTTTCCAACTAAACCTGAATAGGAGTAACTAGTAATGTCAGATGAATTAAACGATAGAATAAATAAAATGGAATGGACTGTAGAACAACACGCTACAGAACTTAAAGAACAGTCTGATATTACAAGACACTTAAAGAAATCCCTTTATGGGATAGAAAAAACTCTAACACAACTAAAATGGTTTGCCATGGGGGCCTGTGCGTTGTTTGTTTTAGATCAGTTTGGTATGATGGAGATCATTGAATTAATGAGGTGATATTATCGAACCAATTAGCACAGCTCTAATGGCTTTTGCTGCGATCAAAAAAGGTATAAGTGTAGGCAAAGACTTAATGGCTATGAGCAAAGATGTTAATGCCTTGTTTACCTTTATAGATGGCGCTAAAGCAGCACAAAAAACAGGAAATAAAAACGATCCATTATCCGATTACATAGCTTACGAAAAAGCTTTGGATATGGAAAAACAATTAGAACAAATTATATTTGATACACGGGGATCTAAAGGTGTAGCTACATTTAAAAGAATGAGAGCTCAAGCAGCTGAAAGTCAAAGAAAAAGTAAATACGCTCAAATAGCTAGACGAAATAAAATATTAAATATATTATCTATTATATTAGGGATTCTTCTCTTTGGTGGAGGAGTAGCCGGGATGGTCTGGTTTGCTACCACCTTCTCTTCATGAGTACGATAAGTTAATTTTATTATTAATCATAGCTATAGCTTGGTTACATGCTCAAGAGTTTCCACCGTCTTGGTTATTAATTAAATGAGGCAAGCATGAATGAAATGATTCCAGATAAAAAAGCATATCAATCTAACAGAAGAATTATGTGTTATATTGCTTTAGGGCTTATGACGATAACTACATTAGCAACGATATGGGACCCTGTAAGAATGGCACATGCTGATGGAGCTATTATGACTCAATATATAGCATTAAGCGGACTAGTAGGTGCTTACTTTGGCTTTTCTAGAACAGCTGGATCAGTATCTAAAACAAAAGGAAACGAAGTAAAAATGTCAGAAAGGTAAATACTATGGCAAAGACTCCCGCATGGCAAAGGAAAGCTGGAAAGAGCCCATCAGGTGGCTTGAATGCTAGAGGTAGAGCTTCAGCAAAAAAACAAGGAAAAAATTATAAACCACCAGCACCAAATCCTAAATCAAAAGAATCTAAAGGTAGAAAAGCAAGCTTTTGCGCTAGAATGAGTGGCATGAAGAAAAAATTAACTTCAAGTAAAACAGCTAATGACCCTAATAGCCGTATTAATAAATCTCTTAGAAAGTGGAAGTGTTAAAATGAGTATTATAGCTAGTTTAGTAGGCCCTGTATCTAACATTCTTGACAAAGTAGTTCCTGACGCTGACGAAAAAGCTAGGTTAGCTCATGAAATAGCTACTATGTCTGATCAACACGCTCAACAATTAGCTTTAGCACAGATAGAAGTAAATAAAGCCGAAGCTGCTTCTGGTTCTTTATTTAAAGGTGGATGGAGACCTTTTGTTGGGTGGACTTGTGGTATAGCGTTGCTATATCATTTTATTCTTTCTCCGTTAATCTTATTTACGGTTACACTGCTTGGAATAGAAATACCTCCAATACCGGAATTTGATATGGGGTCTCTTTTAACAGTGCTCATGGGAATGCTTGGTCTTGGTGGGCTTAGAACGTATGAAAAACAAAAGGGGTTAACTAAATGACTAAAAAAGGTTTGTATGCTAATATTCACGCAAAAAGAAAAGCAGGAAAAAAGATGAGAAAGAAAGGAGCTAAAGGCGCTCCAACTGATAAAGCATTCAGAGACTCGGCTAAAACTGCTAAATCAAAATGAATAAAGGAGCTTACTATGTAGAGCCAAAGACTTGCCCTGTTTGTTTAGGGCCTATTAATCATTATAAAGTTTACACCAGAAAACAAAAATTTAAAACAGTAGAAGGTGTTTGCGTAACTTGTCAAAAAAGAGAATTAGCTTTAATTCGTAACAAAAGGGAAGAAAACAAATGAGTTTTCAATTATCACAAAAGAGTTTAGACAGATTAGAAGGTGTTAACTCACAGCTAATTAATGTTGTTAAGACTGCAATAGTACTTACTGAAATAGATTTTGGTGTTATTTGCGGGATGAGAACTTTAGAAGAACAGCAAGCTCTAGTAAACAAAGGAGCTTCTCAAACACTTAAAAGTAAACATCTTGAAGGGCACGCAGTAGATCTTATGGCCTATATAGATGGTAGGCCTTCTTGGGAACTTAACGTGTATGATGAAATAGCAGATGCTATGAAATTAGCTGCTAAAGATAACGGTGTTAGTATAAGATGGGGTGCTGCTTGGCATATAAATGATATGCGAGATTGGGAAGGCACAATGGAAGAAGCTATGAATGCTTACATAGACTTAAGAAGATCCCAGAATAGACGCCCCTTTATAGACGGCCCTCATTTTGAGATAATGTTGTGACGCTATTACCTTTAGTTAAAATATGTGTATTATCTACTTTATCCCAATCAGTAGAGTGTAAATTATTTCATCCAGACGTAGTAGCTAAAGATAAGTACGAGTGTGTACAATTAGTTAATGCTTTTGTTAGACGTATGAAACCTACTTTGCCTCCCGCTCACAGTATAAGTTTTACTTGTCAAGATAAGTCTTTAGAAATATAAAGATCCCTTATAAGAAGCCGGAGGATTTTCTCCCTTCCCTTCGGTTTCTTTTATTATTTTTATATTATAGGAGACTAATTAATGGATATCTATGAAAAGATTATTCATCTAAGTCGCTATTCCCGTTGGCTAGACGATAAAAGTCGAAGAGAAACTTGGGAAGAAACGGTGCAGAGATTAATCAACTTTTGGAAGGGCCGTGTAAACAGCCTACCTGATTCACTATATGAAGAATTAAAATTTGCTATAGAAAACAAACAAGTAATGCCATCAATGAGAAGTATGTGGTGTGCTGGACCTGCTTTAGAAAAGAATAACATGGCAGGGTATAACTGCAGTTACGTAGCAGTAGATAGCCCACGAACTTTTGATGAAACTATGTTTGTACTTATGTCAGGCACTGGCGTAGGCTTTAGTGTTGAAAAAGAAAATGTGAATAAATTACCTATTGTTAACGATCACTTTGAAAGTTCCGATAGAATTATAACAGTCGAAGACTCTAAAGAAGGGTGGGCTAAAGCTTTAAGGAAACATATAGCTGATTTATACTTAGGTAGAATACATAAGTTTGACTTTAGCCAAGTTAGGCCCGCCGGAGCAAGGCTCTATACAATGGGCGGAAGAGCTTCAGGTCCCGAGCCTTTAAAGGAGTTATTATCTTTTGTAGAAGTAACCTTTAAAGGAGCCGCAGGAAGAAAGCTAAGCCCCTTAGAATGTCATTCTATTATGTGCAAGATAGGTGAAGTAGTTGTAGTAGGTGGCGTAAGAAGATCTGCTATGATATCTTTAAGTGACCTTGGTGATCATGAAATGAGAGATGCTAAGTCAGGTGCTTGGTGGGAAAACAAATCTCATTTTGCTCTTGCTAATAATTCAGGGGTATACGATAATAAACCTAGCATGACTGTATTCTTAGAAGAATGGTTAGCGTTAGTTAAGTCTGGTTCAGGAGAACGAGGTATATTTTCTAGAGGCGCTGCTGAAAAGAAAGTAGCAGAGTCTATGAGAAGAGAAACTGGTTGGGCTTGGGGAACTAACCCATGCTCAGAAATAATTCTTAGACCTAATCAAGTGTGCAATCTTAGTGAAGTAATTTGTAGAGAGCATGATACTATAGATAATCTAGCAGAGAAAATTAAACTAGCTACTATCTTAGGTACACTACAGTCTACTCTTACAGACTTTACTTACCTCAGAAAAGTGTGGAAAGAAAATACTGAAGCAGAAAGATTGCTCGGTGTGTCTCTAACCGGTATACAAGATTGTAAGGTGTTACAAAATCCTAAACCAGAAGATTTAACTTATCTAAAAAATATAGCTATAGAAACTAATGAAATGTATTCTAAGATGTTAAATATACCTATGTCTGCGGCTATAACTTGTGTTAAACCTAGCGGTACAGTGAGTCAATTAGTAAATTCTGCTTCAGGAATACACGGTAGATTTGCACCTTATTATATAAGAACAGTACGTCAAGATAAAAAAGACCCTATAACTTCTTTTCTTGCTGATGAAGGTGTACCTTACGAAGATGACGTTATGAACCCTGAAAATACTGCAGTGTTTAGTTTTCCTATTAACTCACCTAAGTCTGCTATTATGGCTAATGATCAAAGCGCCATAGAGCAATTAGAAAATTGGAAACTATTTGCTATGTACTGGTGTGAGCATAAACCTTCAGTAACTATTTATGTTAAAGAAAATGAGTGGTTAAAAGTAGGTAATTGGGTTTACAATAACTTTGACTTAGTGTCAGGTATAAGTTTTCTTCCTTATTCAGAACATACTTATGCTCAAGCACCATATCAAGATATAACGGAAGATGAGTATGAAAAAGCTTTCTTTAATTTTCCTTCTCAAATAAATTTTAATAGACTGTCTGATTACGAAAGTACTGACAATACAGAAGGTGCACAAACTTTAGCTTGTACAGGCGGAGCTTGTGAAATATAATAGGTAATAAAATGAAACCCAGAAACTTTCATGCGAAAGAACTTAGAACACCTAAGTTTCGCATGAGAGTAGTTAAAGATAAAACTAAATATACCCGAAAAATAAAACATAAGGGAGAAGAAAATGGTAAAGACCCCCATAACGCCCTTAGGACTTAAAGGTTTAATAACTGATGTGCCCTCGCAATCTTTGTCTTTAGATTACTTTGATTCAGGTAATAATATGAGGTCAATTAATGGGGCATTAAGTGGTGTTAATAGTTTTGCTAATGAAACTAATATAGGGTTTGGAACTAGTGGAGGGGCTGTATCAGGGATTTATGATGCGGTTCAATTTACTCCGGCAGGCAGTCAATATTACAATATATTTGCCTTAGTAAAATCAGGTAGCACTTTTACTGTTAGAGGCTTTAGTCAAAATTCTAGTCAATTTTCTGGAAGTCAATCGGTAACTGTTAGTACTAGTGGAGTAACTGATTGGACAGGGTCTAATCAATATAGTACTGAGTATGGCTCTGATATGTTAGTGTTTAATGAAGTGTTAATAGTTAATCTAGGTACTCACGTACCTATGTATATGCCTTCACAAGGAGCAGCGCTTATTAATTTTCCTACTGGAAAAACAGAAGTAATAAGTGGAAGTACTGTTGCTGTACCTTTAAAAGACTGGCCAACTGAAAATACTCTTACAAATCAAGCAACTCATGGCGGGCAAGACATTTACGCAGGGAAAATAAGTAAGTTTGGAAATAGAGTAGTTGCTATGAGTATGTATGGGGACGTAGATTATAATGAAAGAGCGACTATCTTTTTCTCTTCTCCTATAAAAGACATTTCTAGTATACAAGCAATAGAGTGGTTAGCATCTAACACTAACTCTGCTGCTGATGATATTATAACAGAAAGCCCTGGGCCAGTATTAGACGGAGGTCAATTAGGTGCTAACTTTATTGTGTACAAATCAGACTCTGTCTTATCTTATATGGAAGTATCTTCTGAACCTTTTATAGTAGGTAGAGCTATCCAAGACGAAGATGGAATAATTTCTTCTAGGTGTTTTGAAGCTATAGGTAATAGTCAACATATAGTATTTGGTAACTATGGTGTGTATATTCATAACGGAGAAAATCAAAAACAAATAGTGTCTAAAAATAAAGTACATGATGCTTTGTATGCCGATATAGATAGGACTAGAGTAAATCAATGTTTTACTTTTAGACATAATCAAGATAAAGAAACTTGGTTTTGTATACCTACTTCTAATTTAGGTTCTGGAAAAGAAGGTTGTGATAAAGCTTATTGTTATGCTGAAGAAACAGACTCTTGGTACACAAGAGATTTAGATAATTATACTCATATTTTTACTACAGAGATTCTAGGAGTAACTAGAATCTTTGCTTTAAGCCCTGACAACGCTCAATTACAAGAGCTTAGTAGCACTGCAGTAATAGCAAGTGGTTCAGTAGAATTTTTAAACAGACCACTAGATACTAACGCCACTGTTAAAACTATAACTGCTATGTACCCTATGTCTAATGGTACTTTAAATATAGGTATGACATCTACAGATAATATTCCTACCAGTGCTTCTATTACTACTAAATCTTTTAACCCTGTTGCTACTCATAAGCTAAGCTTTAGAGAAACAGGAAGGTATTTTGATTTAAAAGTGCAGTTACCTTCTACTACAGACGTTAAACTTACAGGAGCTGAGTTTGAAATAAAACCACGAGGTAAAAGATGAGTGGTATAACAAAACCTTATATAAGTAATGGTATTACTGATCTCGAATTAAGAAAAAGTCTTGATAGTATTATTAGAACTTTAGATGCTTTAGATGTTAGTATAACTAATGAAGACCCTAATACTAGTAAAACTAGGGGAGGTAGACTTCATTATAATGCTGCTACTAGTAATTTATTTGTGTTTAATAAAGGAGCTTGGAATCCAGTAAGTGCAGATACATTCGAACATATTGGAGAAACTTTTTTAGAAGTGAATTCTTGGGATTCTTCTGCAGGTGTTGGAGTTAACAATAATCGCCCGGCTACTCCTGTTGGAGGTACTTATACTTTTTCTTCTGCTGTAGAAGGCAGCGTAACAACACATCCAACTGGTGCATACTTATATCCCAACGGCAGAACAGATGTGCTTCAATGGATTCCTAGAAGTAGTGTAACTGGTGCTGCAGGTAAATTGGTTTATAAATGTACTTCTATAGTAGTTTCTGATAGTACTACAGGGGTAGTTACTCCGTTAGCTTGGAGTGAACCTGTATTCCAGCCAAGTACTACCTTTCTTGGTTTAACTAAATTGCAAAGAGTTACTGTTTACTATTGGGGGCAAAATACTCCAGGTACAGGTGCAGATAATGCTAATGTAATTACAAACTGTACTGTAACAGGAACATTAAACTGGGCTACCGGTGTTGTGTCTAATGTTCTTGGCCCAGATGATACTAATAACAGTGGTGTTTCTGGTAAATGGGATCCCGCAGTCCCTACTAGAAATGTTGAACAATCTAATCAGGGTAGACAATATAGCGCAACATTACTTTTTAAAGATGAAACAGGAGTAGCAGCAACAAGCGATGCAAGTGTTAGCGTAATATACCGAGGAACTAGTTTCGATGGCATGGTCACCTTTACTGATTATTCTAGTTCTAGCGGTGATAGGTTTGGAAATCAAACTACAATACACGGTGGACGTATTCAAACAAATACCATAGAAACACAACAACTTAGTGCTACTACCAAACGCACTTTAGGTTACTCTACTATAATAACTAGTGGTGCAGGACAATCTCCCCCTGCGACTAGGAGTGATGGAAGTGCTTTAGAAATAGGCGATACATATTACGATACTACTAATGACTATCAATATATGTACTACCAAACAACATCACAAAGTAGTCCACAATGGAATAGGCTTAGTATTTTTGCAGATAGTATAGATGTTAACTTCTTAAACGCTCAGACTATCGTCGCTGACAGAATACAAACAGGTACTTTAAGTTTTAAAAGTGGAAACTCTGCAAGCGGAGCTCTTTTCGCTGGAGGGGGAGTTTTTGAACAAATAACTAGTGATCGGAAGTATTTTTCGAGTATAGGAACTATAAGCTCTAATGTAATTACTACTATGACCGCCCGTAATAATGCTAGTTTTGGAACTAGAATGACTGCTTTTGGCTCTATGTCTTATAGAGGAAACACTAGTAGTAATACTACTGGAATTATAATGGGAATGCTTAATCATAATACCGGTAACTATAGCCAAGGCGGTAATTTTAGTATTACTCATGGCCATGCTAATGGAGAATATGTAAGTAGAGAGTATTCTACAACATTTGTTGCTACTAAAGGACATACTTATTCTTTAACTTGTCATACTGGTGGAGGTGGCGCAACGGCTGCTGGGGCAATGTCAGAACTAAACGCTGCAGGTATGTTAATTGAAACAAGGGGGTTTTAATGTATACTGTTTTAGAAACCTTAACTAATAAAGTTCTTTGTATAGGTTCTGATAACGAACAAGGGGAATTAAATTTAAATGAAGGAGAGACTATTTTAATAGATATCCACCCACCTAATGGTATGGGTAATTGTTATTATAATCCTGACACTAAATCTTTTTATCAAAAAGACGATCAGAAAGCTGATGAAATAAGATTACAAAGAGACAGATTATTAGCTTCTACAGACTGGACTCAGGTAGGAGATAGTACACACCCAGGATCTAAGGCAGACTGGTTAGCGTATAGAACAGCCTTAAGAGATATAACTAAACAAGAGGGATTCCCTAGTTCAGTTACTTGGCCTACCCCTCCGGAGTAAGAAAGAGAAAAAGATGAAGGTAGCTAGATTAACTCCTGAAGATATACTTAAAAATTGGCCTGTAATAGAATCGTCAATACAAAAATCATTAAAACATTCTGTAAGTGAATCATCTACTTTTGATATATTTCAATGGCTTATGAACCCCGATTATGCTCAGTGTTGGGTTGTGTTTGATGATAATAATAATTTAATTAATATAAGCGTTACTAAAATAAATAAGTATGCTCAACATATTAGTTTACATATTGTTACAACTACTTCTGTAGGTAAAATTAATTGGGATGCTTACAAAGAAGCACATCATGTTATAGAAGATTATGCTAGGTCTATTGGGGCTGTAAGAGTAGAAGCTTATGGTAGACCAGGATGGAAAAGAAAAATTAAAAAACTTAACGGTAAACACGGAGAAACATACAAGGAATCCTATACCGTAATTTCAATGTTCCTTGAGGAGACTAAATAATGTTGTATCACCCCTTTAATCAATATATGAGGCCAGTTGTAGAACACATGAACTGGAAGGGCGGAGGCCCTGAAACAGTTGAAACTCTTCCTGATTGGATGAGGCCATATATAGAACAAGGTATGTCTACAGTTCAATCTGCTTATGGTAGCGGTGATCTTTCTAATGTAGCCGGGTTAACTGCAGATCAAACAGCAGGGTTTGATGCTCTTAGAGGTGGTGCACAGACCCAACAAGACATGGTAGACTTAGCTACAGGCATAGCCGGTGGTGGAGAAATGACAGATACTTCTGCTATGAAAGATGCTGCTGCTTATCGCATGGCAGTATCTAGAAAAGGTGAAGGATATACTGGCGGTGGGCTTTCAAATGTTGGTGGGGGTCGAGGCGCAGTTCAAGATGCAGTTAAAGATGCTGAATTACAAGCGGCTTATGCTCAAATGGATTATGACGCTTTACAAGCAGATAGAGCTAGAATGGATTCTGCCAGACAAGAAGCTATGGCAGGCGCTACGGCAGGGGGCACTACTTTAAGTGAGCTTGGGGCTGCTCAACAAGAACAAAATCAAGCAGAAATGGATGCTACGTATCAAGGGCTTCAAAGAATGGCAGAGTTATATGGTATAGGTGGCGGAGCCCAGCAACAAGCAACAGGGGGTAAGTAATATGGGTGGTAGTTCTCCAAAGCAAAATACTAGTAGTATAGCTCAATCTGGTTCTAATTCTCCTTTAGGCCTTGAAGCATTTGGTCAAGGAATGAATCAAATGTTACAACGAAATCAACAACAAGACACAAGTAATTCAGTTCCCCCTATGGGTATGGGAGGCGGTTTAAGTGGTGCTTCAAGAAATCCTAATAGTAATACTACTATGTCTCAAGAAAAAAGAAATATGTATGGAGGAATAGCTCATCCTGCTGTACAAAAAACAACATCAATGTATGACCCTGCAAACACAGGAATAGGTCCTTCCAAAGATTTTTTAAGTGCTCAACAAGGATATCTTAATGCAAACCCTCAGAAACCTATAGGAGGTAAATAATGGCTAGTAATTTAAGAGCAGGTAATGTTGGAATGAATCCAGCAGACCAAAAGTATTTTTATGAAGGTAGAGGTATGCCTCCTCCTGCTCCACCTAATGAAGAGAGACAGTTGAAATCTGCTTTAGGACAAGCTGCCGGGAGTGCTGCTCTAGGTTCTTCAGGCCCCTTAAGTGTTATGGCTCCTGGTGCTGGAGGTGCTTTTATGAGTGCGGCAGCCCCTAATGCTGCAGCCGCAATGTTACCTATGTTAGGACCTTTAGCTCTTGCCGCATTACCTTTTATGTTTAAACAAGGTACTGAAAAAGTTAAAAAGAAAGAGAACTATCCTTCTTATATGGATATGGCTTCGAGCGCTCCTATATTTAAAACATACGGGCCAAGATTAGATCATCATGCAGCTAAACAAGATTTTAGGCGAGTTATGCCTAGTAGCGCTTGGGCTGATCATGATGATATTGAAATGATTTTTGAACTTAGTCCCGAAGATGAACGTAAAATAGCGATGGGTATACCACTTAAACACGGTACTTATGGGGTTAAAAAACCTATGGGTTATTCTAATGGTACTACAGGGGATCCTTGGACAGATGCTGGTATGCCTACTCCTATGGAAAGCGCTATAAACACTGGATTAAAAAAGGTTTATATGGATGATGCTGTAAATAATGCTATGGGAGAAACCTTTAAACCAATGCCTAGACCTCCAATGTTTATTACTGAATCAAGTTTAGGTAGAGCTGATGGTAGAGCAGAGTATCCGCATATGGAAAGATCAGGTAGAGGTGCAGGTTTTATGGGGCCTCTCTCTAAGAAAGTACAATCTAGAGAACTTCATGATCAAAAAATGAGGCAAAATGAAGAGATGCATCAACAGAAAATGATGTCTAATAACTAAGGATATATCATGGCTGAAGAAGAAACACCTAGACCATATCTTATTACACCAGCTGATTTCAACGCAGCTGCAGAAGTAGTTTTTACTGAAGCTAGACAAGAGAATAAAGCAGAACAATTAAGAGTTTTAGATTCATTAACTTCTAGATTTGCTCAAGGTAAATCTCAGTATATGGGAAGCCCTGGTGATGCTAATTCACCTGATAATAGTTACAAAGAATTAAATAATAATCGTAGCTTATATAATACCGCTAATAAATGGGTAATGACTGATAAGGGGCCTACCTATCAGTATTCTGGTATGGCTGAGCCTACACATAAGAGTGCGCGAGCAGGATTAGATAAAGCAAAGAAAGACGAACCTGAAGCTTGGGAAGCTTCTAAAAATCTTGTTAGAGAATATTTTACAAATATGGAAGCCGGTCAGCCAGGTATGGCAAGATGGACTCATTATTATAATCCTGCTACAGTAGATGGAAGAGACGATGGATCTAAGTATACTATAAATCACCCTGAATTTGGTGAAATGAATGTTCCATATTGGATATACGAGGATTTTAATAAAGCTGATATGAGAGATCGTTGGACTCTTAATGAAGAACTATTAAGAGAAAACCCTAATAACCCTCATGTTTATTGGGCATATAAATCTTATCATGATGATGGCAGAGATATGGGTTTTCCTGGTTATGCTTTTGATACAAGTAGAATGATTGAAGAAGGCCTTCTTCCTACTCCTGATAGTTTAAAAAATATACCGGGTGGTCCTTTTATCGCACCTGAAGTTATAGAAGGTCAAGAACTTAATCCTTATATTATGCAAGTTGGACAAGGAGGTTCAGTCCCCGAATTGGGGGCACTGCAACCTTTATCTATGGCTGCCAATGCTTCTGATAGGCCTTATACTGTTCCGCAACCACCAATTAAAGTTGCTTCTAATGAACTTCAAGAATTAAGTTCTCAGTTACTATCTTTAAAACAAGCTAGAGGTTATCAAGACGGCACTATAAGTGTTACTGATGATGAAAGAAATCAGATAAAATCTTTAATGGATAGAGGTTTTCCTGCTGATAAAGTATTAAATGTAGTGTTACAAAATTCAGCAGATCCTGTAAGGGAAGCAGAAAAAAGAATACTAGATCCTAATATTTCTCCTCCACCTTTAACACAAGAAGAACTTAATGCTCAGATATCTACCAGTGTTCCTGGAAATATGAATAGAGAAATGAGCATGATAGGGGTACCTAAAGAAAAGTTAAGAGCAGCGAATCGAGCGGCTAACATGAAAGACTTTGCTGATTCTATTACCGGTGAAGATGATGTACCTGCAATGTTATCTGAAGGAGAAGCAGTAATACCTAAGTTAGTTGCGGAAGACCCTAAATATAAACCTATTATTAGTGAGATGGTTAATGAAGGACAGAAAAGAAATAAACAGGTGGAGAATAGTATTATGAAAGGACAGCCTTATAATATGCCTATGGAGGGTAAAGTTCTTAATACACCTCAAATGATGGATGCTCAGGCTAAAGCTTTTAGAGCTGAGAATAGAAGAATGAAGATGCCTAAAACTTATTTAGATAATAATCCTAATGACCCAAGAGCTATGGCAACTTACACTCAACCTTATAATCAAGCTATGATGACTCCATCAGGACAAGCTTATAATGTACCAATGATGGTACCTGAAGGTCAACCTTATAATATGCCTATGTTAGGGGTTGAACCTGATTTAGAAAATATTTATGGTAATAGGGATAATACATTACCCCCTAAAAAACCTTCACAATTGTCTGCTCTTTGGGATCAAACTAAAAGAAATATTGGTAACCCTTTTAAAAACATTAACTTTTACCCTTATGGTCCTGGAGGACTAGCAGACCCTGAGTATATTCCACCTGAAGATAGTGGTGCATTAGGGCCTGGAGATTTTGCAGAGTATCCAGCAGACATGTCTCCTTCTCCTCAAGAAGAAAGTTTTAGTACACCACAAATTGATACATCACAAATTGATACACCACAAATTGAGACAGTTAATAATGAGGACGGTACTCAAATTCTTACTGATAAAAATACAGGTGCTGTTGTTAAAGAAGTTATTCCCCCTGGAATATCTAACAAATCAGAAGTTGAAATAGTTACAGGTAATGGTAAGTCAATGAACGCCACAGGTATCTTTAAACAAATTGAGAACCTATTTGGCTTTGAAAAACAAGATGTTATGCGTGCTCTTTTGTATTATGCTGGTGGTAGATTAGCTGGTGGTAGCCATGGTGGTTCAATGCGTTGGGCAGGTAAACAAGTCCTTGATGAAGTTAAAACTAGGCAAACATTAGGTGTTAGAAGAGATGCTGCTACAGCTACTCAACGTTCTTCTTATGAAAAAAGATTAATAGATACTCTTAAAGATGACAAAGATCTTTTAACTAACGAGGCTCAATTAAAGGCTAGACAAGCTGTATTAAAAGGAGATTTTGCTACAGTAGAAGCTATATTATTAGATCCTAAGAGTTTAAGCCCAATGGGAGTAGTAGCTGATATGGGAGCTACTCCGGTTAATGTTTCTCCTAAAGATAGTAATCAGTTATTCCGCGCTTGGCCTTCTAAAAATAATCCTGGTGATTATATAGTTATGGGGCCTGGGGGTAACCCTAGAGAAATTACTTTAGGGGATTTAAATTCAGGGCAATGGACCATTACTAGTGATGATGTATTAACAAATTTAAATAATGCAGCTACAAAATGGTGGAAAGATTCTGCACCTACTGAAGGGTTAGACGGTAAAGATTCAAGGAAACTTTTAGCGGAAACATTTACCGATGTTACAAATGATGCCCAAACATTTTCTGATATTGTTAGTAATTATGGAAATAAAAAAGGATTATCTGAAGATAGATTTTTATCAGAGGTATTAGGCCCAATTAAACAATTAGTTATTAATAACCAAATAAAACCAGGAGGTACTCTCGCAGGATTCTTAGAATTTTCTATGTTAAAAGGTGATATGCTACAATCAGGTAACAAATTAGTTAATGTATCTCCTAAAGATATTTCTAGTTTAGAAAGTAAATTTAATGATTTTAGTGTAACAGATGGGGAAAATATTTTAGCTAAAGGTGCTAATGGTGTTATAAGAAAAGTAGATGAGTTATTATTAGACCCTGAATTTGAATTTATTGTTACAAATAAGGGAGCTATTACAAGCAATATACCTCAACAAATAAAAGAGAGTAAGCTCTATAAGGATCTAGATAACCCTGAGAATAAATCAAAATTAAAAGACATAGATAAATATATGAACCCTAAATCACCTAGCTATAATCCTTATTTTGCTTTATTACATTTTACATATTTAGAATCTAAAATAAATAAATAAAAGGTAGCGTATCATGGGTCTATTAGATGAAAGACTTAATACTATTAATAGACCTCAACCGATTACTACTAATGAACAGGTAGGAAACCCTTTAGATAATATAGAATACTCTCCACTTAAAACAACAATAGACGGAGAAGAATATTATCAATATGATGGAGATACTTTAACAGGTAAGAATGGAGAAAGTATTAGGGTACCAGGTTACGATGCTGGAGAAGTCAGCAGGCTAGGGTCAGATGGAGAATTTTATTTAGGTTCTAACATAGGGGAAACTCAAAATAAACAAATAAATAAGATAATAAAAGATTTAAAGTTTAATTCTTTTGAAGACACCGGTGAAAAAGATCAATATGGCAGAGAATTAAAAGAATTAGTTAACCCTCAGGGAATTAGATTATCTGATTACTTACACTCAGAAAGAGTAGTTACTGGAAGCCGTTGGCAAGACCCTATGAATTCTGCTCATAGAACTTTTGGTTCTTATTATGATAGAATAAATAAGGTAGATGGAAATTTAACTGTTGGAGATAAAGCTAGAGCTATTGTAGAGCAAATATTAACTCCTCAAGATTTTCAAAAAGAAATAATAGGTTCTAGAGGAGATACCCATGAGGGGCTTAAAGAACAGCAGGATTATTTAAGGGCTGAGATAAATAAAATTAATTTAAAACTACAAAAAGAAAAAGACCCTAATAAAATAAAAGAATTAAAAGAAGAATTAGTTGCACACCAAGGGGCCTTAACTTCTGTGGTTAATACTTCTCCTACTGCTATGTTTTATTTAAGTAATACTCCTCAACAAAGAAAACCAGGAGCATGGGGAGAGCTATGGAATTCTGCTGAAAAAAGTTTTTATATGTTAGAGAATACCGCTGCAGGGTTTAGTGCTTGGGCAGGGGATTTAGCAAATTCAGATAGCTTAAAAGATTGGGGTGATGAGTGGGTAGCAGAGACACAAGAAGATTTAATGAATGCCGGTTACACAACAGATATGTGGTCAGTTAGAAATCCTTTAGACGCTGCTAGATTTATAGGAAATACTATCGTACAGTATGGGCCTCAATTAGGTGTTATTTATGGTGGTGCATTAGCTGGAGGAGCTGCAGGATCTTTTGTACCTATTGTAGGTAATGTAGCTGGTGCGGCAATCGGTGCTACATCTACTGCTTTTGTTTTAGCGGTATCTAGTGTTTATCAAGATCAACCTGAAGGAGAGAAAGATCCTTTAACTGCAAGTGGAATAGCTATGGCTATAGCTTTAGTTGATAGATTAGGTTTAGCTAAGTCTATGGATATTGGTAAGAATGCTTTTACTAGAGAAGGTAGAGAAGATTTATTAAGTAAATTAGATACGAAATATAATGGTAAGAAAAGTAAAAAAGAATTAGAAGAAATAATTGATGGTGAAACTATTGAAGTATTAAAGGAAGCAGGGTTAAGCTTACAACAAGCTAGTGCTAAACAATTAGTAGCTAAAAAAGATTTTAAAGATTTAGTTAAAAGATTAGGCGCTAGAGCAGGTATTGAAGGGGCAACTGAAGCAGTGCAAGAAGCAATACAAGCAGTAGGTATTGCTGGAACTACTTCTCGTGAACTTGATTACGAAAAATTATTTTATACTATGATTGAAGCGGGAACTATCGGTTCTATTGTTGGTGGTGCCTTTGCTGTACCTGGAGAATTAAAACTTAGAGATAGAGTTAATAGAGAACTATGGGAAAATACTGAAGAGACTGAAAGTGAAAGAAGTATATTCTCAATAGCTGAACAAGAAGCTAGAGAAAGAAATAATGGTAAGAAGTTAAGCGTTAATGATAGGCGTATACAAATAAAATCAGAGTTAATTAAAAATAAAAGTAAATTAGATTTAAAGGAAGACACTAAGAATATACCTGAAGGTAGTCGTTGGTTAGAGACTTTAGGTCTTGCTACTAACCCTAAAAGAGCATTACAAAATTTTAGGAACTTTGCTTTAAGTAAAGTAGCTAAGAAGGATGGTACTTCTAATAGATTTATGCAAGAGTTTAATGCTATGATTGGCACTACGTTTAGAATCTTTGGCGGTAATACAGTTACAGCTGAACAAAAAGGTTTACATAGTCGATGGTCATCTTTAATTAAAGGTGAAGAACAATTAATGAAAGATTTAAATGTAGATGCTAATGGTATTTATGATTTAATTTTAAAACCTGAATCAGAAATAAAAACTACTTTAACAGAAGACCAACAAAATTCTTTGAATGAATTAAAGACTCAATTAAGTTTATTAAGCGCTCAAGTAGCAGAAGAGATTAAGGCTCGTAAATTAGGCAATGAAATGCAATTTAAAATTACAGAAGATTTTTTCTTTAACCCTTTTCATATTGATGCCCGTGCTATAGATGATAATTTTAAAACACTTTTAATGACTGGACCAGGATATACTTCTCCTTCAACGGGAGCAAGACGAACTCGATCTGAAAGAAAAGGAATTATTAGGTCTAGAAAAGTAACTGAAGAAGAAGCAGATGCTATCATTGATGCTATAGAAACAGGTAGACTTTCTACAGAACAAAGACAAATATTAAAGAAAGTAGGAGTGTTTAATAATCCTGCTTATAATAAATATGTTTCTAAAAATTTAAGAGATAATATAGACAATGTGTTAGATAGTTTAGCTAGGGATATTGCAGTTACTACTAGGTTTGGTAGAAAAGGAGAGATAGTTTCTTATCTTCTTAGAAGAGCTAAAGCTAATGGTGAAATAACTGAAGAAGAAAGAATGAAATTTTCTATGATGACGTTAGATTATCTAGCAATGGTAAGAGGAGACTATAGGCCTATAAAAAATAAAAGAATTAGGTGGGCACAAGACACTGCTTTGTTTGCTTCTACTCTTACTTATATGGATACTAACTTCTTTGCTAATATGGGTGAAATGACTTACGGTCTTATTGGCTTAGATAGAAAACAAATGTGGAGATATATAAAAGATACTGGGGTAATGTTTTTTAAAGGGTTAGGTACTAACATTAATGTTCTTACTAAAGGAAAACTTAGTAAGGGCCCTAAAAGATTAAGAGATATCGATGACATTAGAGCACAGAGATTAGTTGAAGCAGGTATTTTATCTCCTAGTGCAGATGATATTTCTGTACTGGAAGGAGTTAATACTCAAAGTCGTTTTTATAAAAAGATGACTATCATTCTTTATAAATTAAACTTAGTAGAAAATCAAACTATGGCAATTAGGGCTGCAAGAGCAGCTGCTTCTTGGGATATTCTTTCTAGATTAATTGGTGTAGTAAAACAAGATAG